TCTTACCAAGTTTGTCCGCACCTGCTATTACAGGTATTATTTTTATATCCATATGGGGCTCTACAGGGCTCATTAAGTCCTCTATCCCTATACTTTTACCGGATACTTTTACTATGTAGGCTGCCTCTTTCTTTAGTAAGTCAGAACGGAACCCTGAATTATTAGCAGATAAAGCTCTTATAGCTTCTGCCGGGGTTTTAATTGATAGATCCCAGTGTTTACCGTATTTTTCTGCTAAGTCCCCATACAGGGTTACTTTAGTTAACATAATGATTTGTGCCTTAAATGATATTTAATCCTAGACCTATAAGATCTTCCTAGTGTTGTTTCTCCAGACAGAGAGCCTAAAGAATGGTGTAAAATTAGATTATTACCGGTGTATACTGCCGCATGATTTACTACAGGAGAAAACACCTTGAATAGTAGTGCATCGTGCTCCCTTATATCTTCCAAATTATCTATAGTAGTAAACCCCTCATACTCAAAATTATTCTTAAAGAAGTCTGTGCCCTCCTGGTCCCAATTAATTCCTTCAGTAGGGTAGTACCCCATAGTTAGGCCCAATTTTTTCTTATAGTAGGAACAAACTAAAGTGTAGCAGTCGTACATTCCATGTTTAAACTCTCTACCTTTTAAAGGGGCCTCTACTTGCTCTGGAACTAATCTGGTAACTCTAGTAAACTCATTTCCTATAATGTACCAAGGTATTGATCCTTTATTACACTCAATAATATCTGCACCAGAGGGCCTGCTAGACCCATCAGGGTGGCTGTGACATATGGCCAGTACCTCTCCTAAGTCCTCTGCTTCTGCGTACCCCAAGGGGTCTAGTATGAAAGACTCTAGAGGCAAGTTTGAAACATTATTTATAGGTACAAACTCTTCTCCTTGGCGGGTCCTTATTAGTACTCCACAGGCTTCTTTAGGGTGCTGTACTAGGGAGTGTTCTACCATCTTATCAAAATTATCTTTAGTCACTAACCTCCCCTCTTAGTATTAATACCAGGGAACCCTCCGAAAGGTACAAATGAAGGGAACCTTATGGTACACCCTTTTAATGTCTTAGAACATAGGTCTTCTTCTGCTGGGCAAGCATTATCATGTGCGTCGAAGTATACAAGAGTATCATAAGGTAAGGTTTCTACGTATAGATGCCCTGTGTACCCACTACCTGGTGCATCTACGGACGCCGACTGTATTACTCCTCCAGAGGCGACAGCCGAAGCTTGCAGTCCTGAGCCCACACCTGTAGAATTGATTTCTAGTAGTTCTACTGCGTCAGGGTACCCTTGACCTCCGCTTAGTACCTCTATCGAGTCTACCGGCGCTCCTATTAGAGAAACATTAATATTAATATCGGCAGTACCTAGTCTTATACTGGGAGGGCTTGTAAATTTAGGGACAACAAACCCGCCTCCCTGAGGTTTTAATTCTATAACAGGCCTATAAAAGGGGTAACTATAATTGAGATTATTACTTACATAGTTATACAGCTGTTCGTTGGAATACTGATCTACTGGAGGCCTACTTTCTATACTCCAAAGAAGCACCTTAAAACTTATGCTGGCTGGAAGTTCCATAGTCTGCTCATATAGATGATCTAGGAATAGAAATCCCTCTTCTGTAACAGGTGCATAGTTATTCGTGTAATAATGGGATATGTACCCATTACTATCTAGTTCCCAAACCACCCCCTGGGTGTACTCATATTGACGAAGTTCTAAGGAGGTTCCTTCTGGCATACTAGGGTCCTCTGCGGGGGTAATAATTACTGTATTGTACCCCGCTCCTGTAAGGCGACTAGTAGCCAGCTCTTCCGATACATTTGATACATGATTAAAGTAGGAGTTGAATGTTTCAAAACTAGGACCAATACCATCCCAACCAACCGGAGCTACTTCATCTAGCCCTCTGAGGTCTCTTGAAACCCTAAAAGAGGCTCCGACTGCCTTGATGGAATTAGTGAATCCACATTCTGCTCCTTTATACTTCCAAGGGCAATAGTTTGTTGATACATGCCTATTAGGTAAAGTTACTCCTTGTAAGTCGTGTGCTGCTACTAAAGCGAACTTTAAATATGTGCTATTCTCTACCTCTTTTCTATCAACGTACCAAATTTCTTTGTCTAACTCCATACTAGTATCACTAGACGGGTTGGGGAACCAATTGCCTGAGCAGGTACTGGAAGTATAATCGGTCCACAGCCCTTCTGACCCATTTTTTGTTGCATCTATACAGTCTGTTTTACTTAAACTAGGTTCGTCCCCTAACTCATTTGTACAAACTCCAGATAAGGAGAACCCTTCTGCAGTGTAACAATAGCTGTCTAAATACTTAGAAAAGGTTCTACGTCTAGTAACCTGAGCCCCTATTAAGTCGTCAAACTCTCTTACTAAACTAGATAACATTGAGGATACATTAGCTATACTAAGGGTAGGGCGGGGTAAGCTGCCCTTACCTAAATACTCAAACCCTTCTGCCAAAATTGGAGCCGCACTATATACGTTTCCCTGCCATACTATTTCATGTAAATTCTCCGATAACCCTGAATGCCACCTAAAAACACTGGTGTCAGCACTTGCGGAGCCATAAGACAGGTCTAACTCGAATAAGTCTATTATCTCCCCAGGGTTAGAGCTGTGCAGGTCTTGTATTATAGTAGGCATATTATATTCTCCTTTATGGTTCGTATACTAAATTGAATGTAGCGGTGACGCTCTTAACAGTTTCAAGTTCTGATGTGCTGGACCATTTTTTACATATATACTTTTTATAAGGAAGTATTATAAACTCTGCAGTCTCAGCAGTAACTATACTATCCGCTAAGATGATATTTTGAGTGCTAAGAGTGGCTCCGGGTTCTATGGATAATATATACGTGGTCAGCCCAGTTCCAACTTTAGTTACTTTAGCGTTTATATACATGTTTTTATTGAAGTAAGTATCTGAAGCAGTGCTTACTAAAGTATTGCCTGCCGTACTGGTACTGGTTGTATAAATGACCTGGTCAAAAGACTCAGGGTACCAGTCAAAACTCTCTACCCCCTTCTTCTCTTCAAAAAACCCTAGTATCTTATTAGCCTCCGGTAGAGACCTATTTTGCCATTTTAAGCTCCAGTTCTCGTCTATATTATTAATACCCATAATAGTTCTTTGAGAGTACCCATCTCCAAACTTTACTTCGCGTACTTTTGTAGTTGCCTCTTGTTTGAACTTTCTATCAGGTGCAATACCTACTTCTATATTAAAATCTGCCATATTTTATTCCTACTGGTATAGTAGTCCTCCAGGTCTTTTTTGCTCTACAAGCTCTTGCTGTACTAATTTAGTTATATTACCCGCTAGTTGTGCCACGCCGTCTTGACTCTGCTTATCAGTAGAACTATCATCTCCTGATTCTGTGCCCATGTTTATCGTAATATTTATATTATTCTCAGTATCCCCTGACATTTTTCCAGATATAGGTATAGATTTACCATCTGGTAGAGGAACAACTGCTTCATTAAACTTGCCTTCCCCTATTAAACCAAAAGTAGGCTTTTTAACGACTCCTCCGTTAGCGAACGCTTTAAAGCCTCCAGGAGCCACTCCTCCGTTAGCGCCAGTCATAAGGTTTGTTACTATAGCATTGCTAATTCCAGTAGCTGCTCCTGATATTGCAGAATTAGCTACATTTTGTAAGAAAGAAACCGCTAGTCTACCAAAGTTAAAATCATTATTATTTATTAAGTCTGAAAATCCTTGGTTAAGGGTTGCTCCTAAATTACCTTCCAAATTTGTTATAGAAGCTATTGTATTTTGAGAGTTTTCAAACTCTGCATCCCACCCTTGCTCTGCTAGCATTCTAGACTGTGCTGTGTCTTTTGTGAAACTGAAACCTGATGCAGTTCCTCCAGAAAACTCACCTGAGCCCCAATCTCCTGTATAGGCTGTACCAGAAGGCTGTTTTAATTCCTCAGCATTAAGTACCTTCACCGACATAGCCTGCCCATCAATTATTTTGGACATATTCTTGTCTAATATTGTTTCTTCATTTACTGCTTCTACTACACTATCAAACCCTGCTATAGACATCTCTTCTTGTAGCATACTCTGCTCTAAGTCCTCAGACATAATATTATCGTTAGGAAGTATAAACATAAACCTTTTCTTTAGCCAGTCGAAAAACCCTGCCCCTCCACTCTCTACAGTACTGCTTCTAGGTATTCCTTCACCAGTGAAAGGCAGAGATTGCTGTGCCCCGAGTATAGGCTTGTTATTCTTAAATGCCTCTAAAGTACTCCAATTTTTTGCGGCTTGTACTGATTCTGGATGTTGAAACCCTGGAAGAGTTTTATTAGTTTTTGTGCCTGTAATACCTGTAGTACCACTTCTATGTGCGTCTTTAATAATAAATTGATTTTTTCTAAAGTCAGTCCTTCTACCTTGAGCAGTAATCTTATCTATTTGGTCCTGCTCAAGAGTTTCTATATACCTTGTCATCTTTTCTGGGCTCCAGTTATCATCTAGACTTGCCACACTTTGGTTTATGAACTCTTTACTTGATAAATTAACCGGAGTTGATAACGTTTTTTCTATACTACTCTTTAGGTCATCACTAAAAAAGTCTTTGAAAGACTTAACGGCGTCCTCTAAGGGTTTGGTGATAGATATGGAATCCTCAATATACTGAAGAGCCGGGTGCCCCGGTACTATAGGATCTTTAGCAGTAGCGGACTTGTTACTTTGTACATCCCCTGTACCCCAATCTCCAGTACGTGGGGTATCAGAAATATTATTAAATAAATCTGTAACGGGGGTAGCGCTAGATGAGACCCCTTCGAAGAACTCATTCACAGCATTCTTACCTGACTCAAAGAGCTCTGTAATAGTATCTAGTATAGAAAATCCTTTACTTGAAGAATTGGGTACTGTATTTGAATCAGTGTCTGTGGTAGTACTTGAGGAACCTCCTACTAGACGTACCTTAAGGCCTCTACCCTCCGCCATTTTAGCAAGACTATTCATATCCTTGCCTAGCTGCACAGAAGGGTCTTCCTTACCAAATATTGCATCTTTAAGAGGGCCATCATCAAATAGCTTAGCCATTAGTCCGTCTCTACTAGTAAATTGCTCGTTAACCATAGAGGATATTATACTACCAGAAGCATCTGCAAGGCTTTGAGCAATTATCTGCGTCCAGTCCTGATCCTCCTCATTACCCATAATAGCACTAGATATCGCATCTCCTACACCTGTAGAAATAGTAGAAGCCACCCCTTGATACGCACTAGCTATGTTATCAAACGCAGCAATAGCTTCCTCTCTTTTTGCTTCAAGTAACTCAAACTCTAGTTTAGAATACGCAAGCATAATCTCATCCAGCCTTAGTTCTTTCTTTTTTATCTCTAAGCCCTCGTTTGCGTAGTCTCTTTCGATTTTTGCGGTTGCCTGTCTAAGCTCTAGCAGGGTAGAAGATTCTTTCCAATTCGCTGCTTGCAGTTTTAAATTAGCCCTTTCTTCTGAAATACTCTTTTTACGGGTATTAATATTAGTCAATTTAGCTATTTTTCTCTCTAATTGAAAACGTATTTTAGTTTGATTCAGCACTTGAGTGTGGGTATCTGTCATAATTTTCATATGACTTCTTATCTGTGCCTCAGTAGCAAGAGGATTATCCGACTTATATTTACGCTCTTCTACACGAGCAAGGGCTGCAAAATCTCCTCTCTGTACTGTTTGTTTATGTTCTACAGAATCTGGTTTTACCCCTCTAGTAGCTAAAGAGAACTTAGTATACGCCTTTAAGAATGACTCAGTTTCAGCAAACTGAAGGCCTCTCATTTCAGTATTAAACTTACCTACTTCAGTATTAATCTTCATCCAAGCACTGACGTATAGATTGGCTTCTTCTGATCCTTTCCCTAATTCTGAATTTATAAGATCTAAGGCGGAGGCCGTCTTATTTGCTTCTTCTATTAAAGGATTAAGAGATGATGCTATACCAGAAAAAGCGGTACTTAGTTCGTGGGCTCTTTGTACTTCTACTGCTTCGAATTCGGCC